TCCGACACCGTCCGATGGTAGACGCGTTGTGCTAGGACGTGCATCCAAAAAAGATGCCCGTCCTCCCTCAGTTTTTTGCGGCGTCTACCTTGCTCCCGGTGGCGTTGTTGACCTTGCTGATCGCGTCAAACAGCACATTGATGTCGGCCTGCTCCCAATCGTCAAGATCATCGACAGTGAAACGTGGCCTTGCGTTTTCGTCGACGACTGATAATGCGATGGTCTGCATTTTCGTATCGATTAGCGAATCTAAATCTGCGTTCTTGAATATGCGCAGCGCCTCCTCCTCCTTCACGTCCTCAAAATTGGATGGCAGATCAGCCGCCGTTTTGGCGTCGCCGAGCAGCGCGCGGCGCATCGCGACTTGAACGCGCACCTGTTGGCGAACTTTCAGACGCTGGACTTGGAAGGTTTGCGGTCCGTCGAGCAGCGTGACGGTCACCGGCACAATTTTGCGTGACATAGCTTAATCTCCGAAGTGATAAAAGACCGGCCGACGACGCGACGGGAGATTCCGCGACGCAGCACACGGCGCCGCGTCGCCAGCCGGGGTGAATCAGTGCTGCGTGAATGGCATTACGGGTACGAGTCGCCCAGACCATATGGCGTCATCGCGCCGGACATCTGCACGCCGCTCTTGACCACATAGACCTTGTCCAGCGCAGCATCGAGCTGGAACATGGAGAAGTAACCGAAGAACAGGAACCCGGAACGCGTGATCTTGACCGGCGATGCGCTGACCGGCGGTTTCAGGTGCACGTTGCCAGCACCGATCGAACCGGTGATCGTCGGCAGCGCCGTGCCGTCGCCCGCGGCGAAGAAAAAGTCGCGTTCGGTATTGGGCGTCTGCGAGAGCTGCTGAATGAGCTTGTGATTGGCCGAGGTGAAATCCCAGATCAGATCGAACGTGATCTCGGACGCATCCATCATGCCGCCCTTGTACTCGTGGAAGTTACCCGAATCGAAATTGCTGATCGGGATCTTGGTGCGCTTGCCGCCGGCGTTGGTGAAGCCGGTCATCTGAGCCACCGGAGCGACGACGGCCGGCGAGGCCGTGACGTTCGGGAAGTACAGGCGCGAACCCTGGGTAGGGTAAGCATTCGTTGTCATAGCAGATTGCCTCCATCGATGGTAAGCCGCCTCGCGGCGGACGGGTGCGGCTGGATCGACAGCCGGTGGCGTCTTTTCGACGTCAAACGAAATTGTGGTGGATGCCGGCGCGCGGCGTGGGCGCGCGCTTGGCTATGGCGCTCCACCGCGCCATGCCGCGAACCGTTCAGTGAGGGGAGCACCGACCGCATCGCGTCATCTCGATGTGATGAAAGAAAAATCAAACGACGCACGATACCGGCGAGTTTCCTCGTCATAATCGTGGCCATTGAAGCTGACGCAATAGCCAGCGCCAGCCAGTGCCGCAAGGACCGCGTCGGCGAGCGTCTGCGTAGTGTCGAAGTCCAGCGACCAGCAATCCAATTGCACGCGCTGGTAATCGGCCGCTGGCACGTCGGCGAGCACGTTATACGGTGCGCCGCCGATCGTCTGCCAGGTGACCGCTGGAACCTGCGCGGTTTGCTGATCGATCGGAACCTGCGGAATATTGCCAGCCGGAAAGCACCGACACGGATTCGTGCCGATCAGCGCAGTGACCGCGGCGGCGTTTTTTAGAATGGTGAAAATCGGCGGAATCACGACGTGCGTGCCTCCGCGGCGGCCGCCGGCAATGATTCGCCAAGATCCAGACGGAAACGCTCGAGCGCCGCATCTTTCTGCGCTTCAAACGCCGGCCGCAAAAACGAGTTGCGGTGGAATACACCTTTTTTGTCGTGCCAGCCTAGCTCCTGCAGACGCCAGTAATACGTATCGCCGGTGATTGGCTGCCGCTGGCCGCCGTTGGCTTTGCGCAGGATCCGCAACACGCGCTTGATTTTCCGACTTAGCCGGAACCCGCGCACGCTGAGCGCATAATGTGCGGTCGTTTCCACGTCCGCGCGACGGAACACGGCAATGTTGGCTTTCAGATCGCCGGTGCGTACCGGCGCGCGCGCCTCGGCGTCGACCCGTATCACTTCAATGGCATTGAAGGTCGCGCGACGCAAATATTTGCGCGCGATGATGTATGGCAACGCCGCGAGCGCGCGCCCGACCTGGTCAACGCCATTGACGACGACCTGACTCATGCACTTGACACCAAGCGTTCGTAATCGTTGGCGAAGTCCTCGCCGACCCATGCGCGCAGCACCTCGCCGCGCGAATCCAGCGAGCCAGCGAAGCCTGGCGCGTGACCCCATCCGATGCCGTTGCGACCCGGCAGCCCCTTGATGCCGACCGTCAGGCGCGTATCGTGTAGCGCCTTGGCGCCTTCATATTTCCACAGCTCGATATCGATGTAGTCGTGCGCCTGTTCGGCCAGATCGCGCAGCAGCGTAACAGCTGAGCCCTTGAGCGCAGTCGAGCATAAGCTGGCGTGTTCGCTGTTGGACATGTTGCGGTACAGGCAACGCGGCACGTTGTAGTATCGCGCCTGCTTTTCCCCGACCAGATCATGCGTTTGCAGCCAGGCCGCGACGGTCGACAGCCAGGACGGCGCGTAGAAATCGTCATCCTCGATGATTGCAATCGGCCGGCCATCATCGCATGCCACCAGGCCAGCAGACAGATTGCGTGCTTGCGTGTTCTCGCCTTTCCAGAACGGTTCCGGACGCATGACGATGGTCGACCAGTTCTCGCGTTCGAAGATGACAGGCTGCGCGAGCGCACCATCATCGACGATGATCCAGACGACGGAACCGGTAAAATCCTGCGCCAGCATCATGCGCTCGAGCAGCGCGAACTGCCGAGGGCGGCAACCGGTGGCCGTGATGAGTGTCAGGTCGGCAACCGCGCGCTCCGGAGTTTTTTCGCTTGTTCGCGCCGGCTTGTTTTGCCTAAACATGGCTCACGCTCTCCTGGTCGGCCATCGGACGAACTTTTCGCCAAGATAGCCTACACCAAGCAACCGCGGCGGTATACGCAGCAAAAAGCGCAACCGCTCCCACCACGTCCGCCGATACGGCTGTTGATGGAAAACAATATCACCAACGTTCACGTCGACCGCCACGCCGACCAGGTCAATTCTAGCGGTCCATATCTCACCGGCCGATGCGCGCAATTCAATGCGCGAAATCTGCGGAATCGCGACGCCTGTTTCCAGGTCGATGACCTTGGTTCCCCTGCCCAATCCATCCTCGGAAATCACTTTGTAGCGCGGAATTTTCATCATCTCCTACTCCTTGCGTTGTGCGACTGCGAAAACATGCATCGGAATCGAGCGTGCGTTTACCGGACCCTCGCCGTGGTCGTCCAGCATGAGCTCAATCTGCGCGTCGCCATAACTGGTCGTGATGCTGCAAAAGCCTGCATCGGAGAGCAGTAACTCTAGGCCTTGGCGCGAATAGCGGAAATAGTCGTCAGGGTAGGCGTGCTCGGGGAAAGCGAAAAGCGTCGTGATGATGATCCAGCCGCCAGGCCGAAGCATCTCGCGCAGCTTGGGCAACGCAATCCATGGCCGGCGCACGTGCTCGAGCACCTCAGAACATAGTACGGACGAAAATCGGCCAAACCAGGCGTGCGGTAGCGCGTGGATATCGGCGACAGTGTCCACATTGCAGCCGGCCTGCTGGTCGACGCCTAGCCACTTGCCAGGCGCCAGATCGCGGTTATAGCACCACCAGGCCCAGTCCACATGCATGCGACTGCCGACCTCGAGCACGTCATCGCCGAGCTTGTCCGCATGCAATTCGATCCAGCCGCGAACCTGGCCGCGCACGCACAGCGGCGGCAGCCGTTTAGAGCTCATCGAGCACCGTCTCCAATGGAACGCGCAACACGTTCAACGCGCTGCCTTTGGTGCAATTCACGAGCTGGCAGCCATTGATGGCGAGCTGGCGCTCGAGCACCTCAAAGCCTTCAATCCAGTGGTGAAAATTTTGCGGCAACGGATTGCTTAGGCCATCCGCTTTGTGCTCGCCGAAAAAGTGCGTACCGTGCATATCGAACCCGAGCAACGCGATGCGATCAGGGTCGTATTGGTGCCATGCCAACTGCACCGCTTGCGCGCCACTGTTGCCACCGATCGGCAGCCTGCCGCCCCAGAATACCCACCCAGATTCACTGCTGAGCCCCCATCCTTCCCTGCCTTCGATCAAGCGCACGCCGCGCCCGTCAGCCGCGCCCTTCATACCATAACGATATGCAGCGCCGCGCACCGCATGGCCGTAATGATCCCACCAACGGCCGTCGCATGCATAGGCGATATCGGCTGGCACCAAGTGCGCCGCGTTCCCGACTGCAATCAAATAGGCATTTTTGCCTAACGTGGCTTCGCGGCATTGATCCGCCTCGGCCTGCGTCAGCGAAGCACCGGACGCCAAAACAATTACGGTTCGACGCTTCATCCTAGACTGATCCCCTTCTCACAAATGAGCCACAGTTCAACGTGACGCGTATCCACGTCAATGATCGTTTTGATATCCCATACGCCGCCGTCCGGATCGATGACGCGCATCGTCTCATCGATACCTGGATAGTAGCGAATGTCGAACTGGATGACGCGTTGCGCGACTGTTTGCTGTGCGATGAGCGCCTCCCATGCCGCCTTTGAACCGCGGCGCGCAACCGGCACCATATCGGCACGAATCCCTGTGACGAAATCCGACCAGGTCGGCGACATCGCGCCGCTGTTCGGATTCTGCGCGTTGGTCTTGCTCTGGATCGTGACGGTCCAGCGCAGTTTCCCAGATTTCATTGCTTGCGTTCTCCCATGGCCTCGAACGTAATAAACTCGGGAGCATCCAGCGATAACGGCACATGCCAAGCGCGTTTGAAATCCGGTGGAACGCCACGGACCGACCGCGCGGCGGATTCGAAGATGGCGCGCAGCCTGCTATCCTGGTGAAGCATCTCTTGAACCGGAAACGCTAGCGCGTGTTCGTAGCACAAGCGCAGTCCGAAAATGCACGAAAGCGGATTATGAAATCCGATCTGATAACCGGTGGCCGGCACGAAGACTTTGACCGCGTGCGTAGCGCTCGCGCTGCAGGTTTCCTCGCAGCATTTGGCGCTCAGAACTGCCATGATTTGTAACCATCGAGCAGCTGGTCGACGAACGGCAGCGACCCGATGTCCGCGATCGTGCCGATCTCCTCGCGATTCTCAAACAACGCGGCTAGGCGAAGCTTCATCCACGTTTTTATGCCTTCCGGCACAACGCCGATGTAGCTCGTGCCGGTGCCAGCGTCGGTGATGTCGATGAGCGAACCTCCGGACGTCTCCGACAGCGTGTAGACGCCAGGCGAGACGACTGACCGGACATAGTAGTCCGTCATCGGCTGCAGTGGCGCCGGCAGCGCACCGCCGCTATTGGACAAGCGCAGCGTGGACCCTATGACGAGCGTCGACCAGGGACCGCGAACGGTAATGGAATCGGCCGTCGCGTCGGCCGTTATACGCGTCGCGTAGCCGGCGTCATACAGCACGCTGACCGCGGCGATCTGCGGCGCCGAAATCGGCCATATTTGACCGTAAATTGGCGTGATGCGGCCGGGATCGTTGGACGTGTCGACGACGAGTTGCACGTCGTCATCGATGCCTAGCGTGCGCAACACGAGCCCGGTGTCCAGATATTGAATGGTGGGCGGATTGAGCAGATAGCCGATTTCCAAGTAAATCGCGTTTGCCGGCCGCGCGTTGGTTTGGCCGAAGTCGATTCCGCTGATCATTTGGCCGGGAAACCCATCGAGCACTTGCTTCCATCGCGCCGAAACAATCGACTTGTGAATGTAGTCCTCGGCATATTCCGTGGCCGCGGCGATCAAACCCTGGATCAGCGAGTCGTCATTGCTCCAGGTCGCGCGCAAATGCAGCTTGGCCTCGGCCAGGTCCATCGGGTAGGCGCTCGGAGCAATTATTGGCGGACGCTGCAACACGGCATGACCCCTATTAAATTCAAGGCCGGGCGACCCAATTGCCGCCCGGCTCAACTATTGACCCTATGAAAGCGGCCTCACGTGGTGGGTAATGCCTAGTTGTTGATCTGCGTCACCGATGCCGCCTGCGGCACCGCCAGGTCGCGTGGTGTCGTATTGAGCACCAGACCGGCGATCGGCGTCGTCGCACCGCCGACCGTGATCGACAATTGAACGTAGTTAAACCCTCCGTTCACGTCGAGCTGCTCGGACGCCACATTGATGAGCGCCTGCTTGTCGGTGCCGGAAGCGTAGACGTGCTGCACGATCGCCGCGCCGGTGATGTCCTTGGCATTTGCGCCGCCGCTAGACGTGGCCTGCTGCAGCTTCGCGTCGACGGTTGCCGCCGGCGAACCGGACGGGATTGCGCCGATCATGATCAGCGCCAAAATGCGGTGCGCCTCGCCGATATCAATCCAGCCAGACGTCGCCGAGCCTACGGTCTTTGCCTGCGGCGGAATGTCGCCCATGAGACCGACCAGTTCGGAACCCTTTGCTTCGTACATGACAGTTACCTCTCGATTGGTGGGTTAGGTGAGAAAAGGCCAAGGGCTTATGTTTGGCCTCTCCTCGGTCGGGATTACGGACGGGCCGCGAGCGTGACGAAGTAGCTGCGGGTGTTGGAGCTCTTGCCGGTCGGCGGCGTGATCGGTGCCGTCATAATCGGCTGACCGTCAATGCGATAGATAAAGCGGAACGCGGTCGCGTTCGCATCGAAATAGATGTGCATCGACGACGCCGTCTCGATACCGCCAGCTTTGGTGATCGTGCGGTAACCCTTGAGCGAGAGCAGCGAGATATCCGACTGCGCGTTGAGCGCGTTGGCATGCTCGGACAACTGCAGCGGGCGCCCTTTGACGCGACCGTAGGACGGGTCCGCGGCATTCATGTTCGGCAGGTAGATTGGATAGTTGCCGACCGTCATTGCCTCCAACGCCGGCAGCACGTCCGGATTTGCCAGCCATATCGCGTTCATGAGCTCGCCGACTTTCAAGCGGGACACCATGTTCGCTAGGTTGGTGTTCGTGATGCCGCCAGTCTGTCCGCTGTCCTTCGCCTGCACAACCAGCGCCTTATTCGCCGCCGCCAAGCAACCCTTCGGCTGACCGACACCGGTGCCGAACAGAATCGACTCGTTGCTCTTCCACTGGACGCGTTCTGCCGCCAACGGCTGCAGATACGAGCCCAATGCCGGCGCATCGTCGAGCAATTCATTGGTGACGGGTAACAGCACGATGAGCTCGTGCAAGCGCAGCGCGTTCACGCCGAGCACCAGCTTGGAGCCGGTCAAGGCAGCCAGCTCCGCGCGCCAATAGGCCTGCGCACCTGTGCCACCCCATGGTGTGGTTTCGTCCTTCGGGAACGCCATCGAATTACCGGAAACGACGGTATTCTGGGTGAGCGGCACGAGCGAGCCCTCGCCCAACGACAAGCGCCAGATTTCCGCGGCGAATTCAGGCGGCACCGCGAAGGCACCGTCCGCGCCGGCCGCCTCACTGCTGGCCGTGCTTGGAACCGATGCGCGCAGACGCTGGTCCTGCATCATGCCAGGCGTGGCCGCGGCGCGAACGCATTGCGCGAACTCGCCAAGACTGCGGAAACCGCGCCTGGGATCCTCGTCGACGAGCTCATTGCCTTCGGTGCGACGAGACGATGCCGCCGCGCCGGTTTCCGCGGCCTCCAGTTCCTGCTCGATTTCGATCTGCGCATTGATCGCACGCAGCGCCTCGCGGCCGGCGACGAGCTGCGTTTCCTCCTCGCTGGTGAGCGAGCGTTTTTCCGCGCTCGCCTTATCGAGAATGGACCGCATGCTCTTGGCCTGGTCCGCCTTGCGAGCCATCAGCTCGCGAAGATTCTTACTCATGGGGTTGGCTCCTAATTTGGTTTCATGGAAGGTTTCGCGCTTTGCGATCGACGGACCGCCGCCACGCGCGAAGGCGCGCAACGGGGCTTAAGCGCCTAGCCCAAAATTTCCACCTCATCGCGCCAGGTTTCCAGTGTGCTGCGCGCGGGCGATGTTTCTGCCCGCGCCGGTGCTGCGGAGGCCTTCAATTTCTTTTGCGCCATGCCAATGACCTGCGCGAAGGTGGCCGTGCCATCGATCATGCCGGCGGTTTTGGCATCGTCCGCGCCGAGCACGCGCCCCTGGCCCATGCCAGAACGCACCGCGTCAACGCTGGCCTTGCGCCCTTTCGCGACCGCGCGCGTGAAATCGCCATAGTAGGCATCCACGCGGGTCTGCAGGAACGCGCGCGCATCGTCCGTGATCGGCTCATAGGCATTGCCGTCGACCTTGTGCTTGCCGGCCGAGATGAAGGTAACCTTGACGCCCATCTCCGCGAGCATCGCCGACACGTCCACATGCGTGGTAAACACGCCGATCGAACCGACCTCGCCGCCTGGTGCGCAGTAGAGCTCGTCCGCCTGCGACCCGATCCAGTAGGCCGCCGACGCGCACAGGCTGTTGCAGATCCCAAAAACCGGCTTGTTCGCGGCCGCGATGAGCGCGGCCGTTTCCGCGACGCCATAAACCTCGCCGCCAGGCGAATCGATATCGATCACGACGCAACCGACATCCGGATCCCGCATGGCGTCCATGAACGCGCGATTGAAGTAATCAAGGCCAGTGTCAGAGTACCAGCTCGAGCGCTGCCCGATGATGCCGTAAAGCGGGAGCACCGCGATCATCGTGCCTGGTTCGCGCTGCTGCCCGCGCACCGCGGCACGCACGTGGCCGGTATCATCGAGCTCAACATGGCTCGCCGCCGGCGAACGATCATGCAACGTGACGCGCTCAGCGAGCGACCGCGGCCCCATGCGAACGACGGAAGCGATGCATTCCGGCATGAGCGCCCACGGCGCGCGCATGTGTTCCACACGCGCCACGCGTGCGTCGGCCGTTTCCTCATCGTCGCCGTCGATGTCCTTGAGCAACGCGCCGGCCGCGTCGTAGATGTCGGTGGCGCCTTGCTGTGCGGAGCGCTGGCGGATGGCGACGAGCGCGGACCGATAGACCTCGCCGCCCTTGCCAAACGGATACTTGTAATGCGCTTTCGTATCCTCGTTTTCCGAATCGTCGACGCCCAGATGGAACGCCGAATAGGCCGCCCAGTCGTTGTCGCCGAGCAGCGCGTTTTCATCGTCGGCCGACATATCCCATGGTGCCGTTTTGTTGACCTTGCCGGAAGCGATCAGGCTACGCGCATGCGCGTGGCCTTTCGGATTGAGTTTGACTGCCATAAACGGCTCCTATGCTGCCAATGCCAACAGCGCGGCGGTAAGCTGCGCCTCGGATGAGAAGGTTCGATCAGGCAACGCGTCCAGAAATTGATCCGCCACGCCGGCCGATATGGCCAATGCCTCCGAAAGGATCGCCGGCGACGGCAGGTTGCCCATAATGATACGCCGCGCCATGCGCTCGGCGTTACCGTGAATCATGCGATACAGGCGCGCGCGCGCGCCGCCTTCCTCGCCATCGTCCGGGTTTTCAATCAGGTCCGGCGTATCGGAGCCGGAAGGTGGCGCGGCGTCGTCTGCCGGAGCGTCCTCGCCTTCTTCGACCATGTTCAGCGGATGCAGCGGCGCGTCCAGGCCGTCGATCGGCTCCAGGCCTTCGGCGACGCGCGCCTCGTTGCGCACGAGCCAGCCATCATTGATGCCGGCTTTATAGTAGGACGCGCGCGCAGCGCGATCAGCACGCGTCAGGCGCGCAAAGTCGAATTCGACCTCGGTATCAGCATCGTCGGAAAGAAAAAGCCAACGCTCGATCGAGGATTCCCAACGCTCGGCCCACGCGGTCATGCAGTTATTGATGAAGTCCAGCGATTGCTGCTCGATGTTGGTGAAGGTCGCACGCGACAGATCGCCGACCAGATGCGGCGGCACGCGAAACATGCGCGCGATTTCCAGCACGGTGAACTGACGCGCCTCAAGGAACTGCGCGTCTTTGTTGTTCAGCCCTAGCTGGTGATACTTCATATTGTGCTCGAGCACCGCAACCTTGTGGCGGTTAGCGCCGGTCTGGCTCTCCTGCCAGGATCCTTTGAATTGATCGCGCGCCGCCTTGTCCTTGAAGGCACCAGGCATCTCGATCACGCCGCCGGGTTGCGCATCGTTGGCGAAGAAACGGGCGCCGTATTCCTGCGCGGATAGCCCCATGCCAACTGCCTCGCGCGCAACCGCGATTGGCGACATGCCCATGATCCCGTCGCTGCTCAGGCCGCGGATGTGCCAAATCTGCGAACGCGAATAGCGGATGACTTTGCCGGATCGGTCGGTGTATTCGTAGTAGTAGTCGAAGTCGCCGCCACCATCGATGAGCTTGACGACCATGCGATCCGGATGCAGCGGCATGAGCGAAGTGATCGTGCCGTTCTGGTCGGTCTGGATATCGTTGTAACCGTTGCCGCGCAAGGCGATGTGGCCCATCATCATCTCGCGCCATTCGAACGGCGTCTGATACTTGTTCGGCGCGCGCCCGAGCAACTCGTATAGCCAATGCTTGGCGATGAGCTTGCGGTCACGTCCGGCACCTTTGTAGCAACGTGCCGGCAGAATCGCGAAAGATTCCGCGAGCACGCGCACACACGCCATGACAACGGGCAGAGCCATCGCGCGATTCGGCGTGACGACGGCGCCGGATGCGGTCTGCGAACCGATCGGCGTGAACCAGAACTCCCCGAATGCGGAACGATCGACGGGACCGGACGTGGCGCGCAATCGGGTGATGAACATGCCAGGCTAGCCCTAGTCAGTGTTGCGATCGCTCGGCGGCGATTGTACGCCAACCCAGCGGGCAAGGAACAGAACGATCCATATCAGCAACCCGCCCCCGACCATCAATCCCAAAGGCACCCACACCAGCAGTGCGCCCACAAATAGCATAGCCCATCCGGCGAGCAACGTCACATTGAAAACGATCGCGTTCATAGCGTCATCAGCTCATAGTCGGAAGGGATCACGGTGCTCTCCTTGGCCGGCTGCAGCCAGGCGCCGAGCGCCATGATAGCCGCGACCGCACCGTCGATCTTGTTTTCCGGAAATTCCTTGCGCGGGTAAACGTTGTCCTTGGCATCCAAAAACGCGACGACGTTCGACATCATCCACGTGAACGCCGGGTTAGCGTTGTGATGGAAACGGCCCTGCAGCACGAGCTTTTCCAGCTCCTTCATCGGCTCGGACATGTTCTTAACCGTCTGCGGATACTCCAGCATCGGAATGCCCTCATCCGTCATGCGCTGCGAAAGTTGCGTCGACTGCCATGGGTCGACGCCGGCGTTGAGAATTTGCGCGCGGCGGTGATCCTCGAGCAGATCATCCTCGATCATGCCGAAATCAATCACGTTGCCAGGCGTAGCGATCAGATGGCCTTCGCTAACCCAACCGGAATAGCTAGCATTGCCGCCGTCCTCCGCGCGGTCCTCGGGGATGTAGAAGCGGCAAAATGCATAGTAGTGCGAATGCATCTTTCCCTTGACCATCAAATCGCGTTTGTAGACCTTCACCTTGGCCGCGATATCGACCTTGCTGGCCAGGTCGAGCGCGACCATGACCGGCTCGCCTTCAAAGTCGGCCTCGTCCAGTGCCGGATCCGCGCATAGCTCCCATGCGTGCATATTCAGCCATGCCGTTGCTGCGTTGACCCATTTGTCCAGGTGCTTGGTTAGGAAATTGTTTTGCGCCGAAGCCATCTCCATGGCCTTCACCGCCTTGCGCTCGATGTCGTCTGGTTGCACCGAAATACCCCAGTTCGGATTCGCCTTTTCCCAGGTTTTCGGTTTCGTCCAATCGTCCGCCTTGCGCCGCTTTTTCTTATCCTCCTCATCGATCGTGTAGATGACCCCGAAGTACGTCTCGTCGACGTGCGTGCGCGCCAGGATTTTGACGACATAGGCGCGCTGCTCGTAGCAGATTCCGGACCGGTTCGACCCGGATGTTGTGATAGCCCACATGAGCGGCTGCGACCGCGCGCCGGTGCCTGTTTCCAGCACGTCCCAGATGCCGCGGTCCTTGTGCGCATGGAGCTCGTCGACGATGGCGGCGTGGATGTTCAGGCCGTCCAAGTTGCCTTGCTGCTCGCGCGATAGAGCCTTGAACCAGGACGCCGTGCGATCGACGAAAATCGAATGCGCACCGGCGGCGACCCCGAGCGCGCGGCGCAGGCTCGGCGTGCGCTCCACCATCTTGCGCGCCATATCCCAGACGATGCGCGCCTGCTCGCGCCCTGTGGCCGCGCTGTAGACCTCCGCGCCGTCCTCACCGTCAGCGGCGAGCAGGTACAGCCCGATGCCGGCGCTCCACGAGCTCTTGCCGTTCTTGCGCGGCACCTCGATATAAGCCATGCGAAAGCGCCGGAACCCAGTCTTTTTGTCGACCCACCCGAAAACTACGGCCGTGATGAAGCATTGCCAATCCGACAGTACGAGCTTGCGGCCGGAAAACTGGCGGCCCTTGATGTGCGGCAGTTCCTCGATAAAGCGGATCGGTTCGTTCGCGCGTTCCTCGTCGAAGCGATACTTGAACTTCTTGCGTTTCAGGTCGTCACGGTGGCGAGCGCAGCACTGCTTGACGAAATCGCACGCGAGAATTTTTCCGGATAGCACGCCGGTCATGTATCTATGCGCGCGAACGGCGCCGCTGAGAACCTTCGGTTTACGCGCGATGGACATTGCGAACGCGCCCAGTTTTCTCCCAGCGCCGAATGCTTAACTCGCACGCCATTACCAGGCAGACGCCATTCGCCATTCCACGGTGCGTGGCTCGCTTTTTACAACCGCAATGACAACGGCGGCGGCTTTTACTTGGCACCAGCAGGACGTAGCGAGTGTGCGCGATTGCGGAACCTATTGTTCCATATCCTGGTCCCTGCGGCACGTACTTCCTCATTTTTTGAATGCTTCGAACGGATTGCGATCACGCCCGGATTCTGGAATTTTCACGCGTGAGCGCGCGCTCGGCGAGAACCCTAGCTCGGCGCTGGCCGATAGCATGAGCTTGGCCTGTGCGTTGACGATCGGCAAGTAAGGATTCTGCAGCGGCACGCCCTGGTTCTTCGACTTGGTCACCAGGCCATAACGGTTCACGGCCTCGAGCGCCTTGCGGTGCATCGACTCGGCGCCGACCCAGATCGTCAGCGCGCTGCGATCCAGCGCCGTGAGCATGCCTGCCGGCGCATGCGCTACTGCGAATTTCCACGCGTCCTGCTGCTCGATATTGAGCCAGGTCGGCGGATCGCCGATGCCTTCCGCGACGATTGGCTCATCCTCATTGATCGGCCGCTTACCAGGGTTACCGTCGATCAATTTCAGATGCGTAGGTTTCGCGCGTCGTCCTTGTTTTGCCATAAAATCAATTACTTACGTTTCTGTAGCATCGGAGACAAACGGCGCGCTATCCGCCTCGCGCACAGCGCGCTTGCCCGTGAAATCCTGCCAGCGCCGCACGATCACGTCGACGTTCTTCGGTTCCAGCTCCATCAATCGCGCCTGGCGCCCGAGCATCTCGCACGAGATGAGCGTCGACCCGGAACCACCGAAGGAATCCAGAACCACGTCACCTTCGCGCGTGGAATTGCGCAGCATGCGCGAGACTAGCTCCACCGGTTTCATGGTTGGATGATCGGCCGACTTTTTTGGACGTTCCACGTGGAACACGGTCGGCTCGACCGGCGTGGCCGTCAGGTTCGCGCCGGAGATGACGATCGACTCCATGCCCACGCGCACCGTCACCGACCCGTCCTCATTCTGCGAGAACACTGACCCGTCTAGCTCAACCAACGTGGTAATCTTGCGACCACCGTACCAGCGGTGCGCAGCACCGCGCTTCCAACCGTACAGGATAGGCTCGTGCTGCCACTGATAATCCGACCGGCCCAGCACCAGCGCATTTTTCGCCCAGATCAGGCAGCCGGACAGCTTGAATCCGGCGCCGGTGAACGCGGCCCTGAAATTGAGCCCTTCCGTATCCGCGTGCGCGACGTAAAACGCTGACCCAGGCTTGAGCATGACGTTTATGTTGGCGAAGGCCGCGAGCAGGAAGTCGCGGAATTCCGCGTCCGGCATGTCGTCGTTGGTGACCTTGCCTTGGCCGCCTTTGCCTTCGCAGACTGGCGGATCGGTCCAGCACGCGTCAGCGCGGCCGGTGCCCATGAGCGCTTCGATGTCGGCGAGCTCCGTAGCATCGCCACACATGACGCGGTGCGGGCCGAGCACCCAGATATCGCCGCGCGCCGAAAACGGCTTGGCCGGCGCCACTGGCACCGCGTCGGGATCAGTTAAGCCAGCCTTCGCGCCGAGCGAGAACAGCTCATCGAGCTCCTCCTCGCCGAACCCGAGCAGTTCCAGGTCGATGCCGACCTCCTCTAGCGCACGCAGTTCCGCGACGAGCAGCTCGTTGTCCCATCCGGCGTTCAGCGCGAGCTTGTTGTCGGCGATGACGTAGGCGCGTTTTTGTGCCTCCGTCAGGTGCGCCAGTACGAAACAAGGCACCTCGACCAGGCCGATCGACAGCGCGGCCAGCACGCGGCCGTGGCCGGCGATGATGCCGCCGGCGACGTCGATCAAAACCGGGTTGGTAAAACCGAACTCCTTGATGCTCGCAGCGATCTGCGCGACCTGCGCGTCCGAGTGCGTCCGCGCATTGCGCGCGTATGGCACCAGATCACGCGTTTTTCGCGCCTCTATCTTGAATTTCTGGGTTTTTTCTCCCTTTCCCACGCCCTACGCCCCCCCCCTATTCTTTTCGCGGCTATGCGTTTTCGA